TGCGTTGGAAAGTACTTTAGTACGTGCGCTAACAACTATAGGCCTGTTGCGAAATTTCGAATCATCAATATGGGTACGTTGCAATAAAGGTTCGATTCCTTAGCATGGTTGCAGGTAGGTTTTTTATAATTTTGGAATAATTAAATGGCTAAAACAGTAAACATCAAACTATCCGATGAAGAGCATATGGACTTCAAGGCAGCATGCAAGAAATCAGGAGTTCTCCGCAGTCATTTTGCCAGGATTGCGATATTAGAGAAGGTCGAAACTATTAACGGTGGTGATCAGTGTAATATTAAATCAACAAAAGGATCGCAATGATTGAACATTTCAAGGTTATTCCAGACGACACGCTTAGTAGTAATGTTATTATTATTGGAAAGAAACTTTGTGAGGTCATTGATGTTGTTAATTGCTTGGAGGGTAAATTACACCAATTAAATACAACTAAAAGTATTGAAAAAGAAGAAAATTGCAGAAATTGTAAATACGGTGGTATCCAAATATGCCGCAGATATCCACCAGATGATAATGGAAGGTTTAAAACAATTTTAGAGGATTGGTGTACATGGTGCGGAGAATATCGTAGCAAAAAAACACAAAGACAAAAAGAACAGGAGCAATAAATGGCAGCACAAAAAAGATTAGAGTCAGAAACGTTTGAACAATACCGGTGCAACCTTGCAAATGAAGAACGGTCACTAAGAATTTATCTGCGCGGCAGGCTATTCTTTGATTCAAGTAAGGGTGGGTATATTAAGAAAAAACGAGGTTAACCAATGCCAGCCGGAAGAAAAAATCTACCATTTAATATTCATGTTTTAAACGGGACTGATAGACCATGCCGACGCAATGAAGATGAGCCACAACCGGAATTGTTTGATGAAGTACCGCAACCTCCTGGATATTTAACTACAAGTGCGGTTGAAGAATGGCTTGAAATGGCTCCGCAGCTACATAGATTAGGCATATTAACGAAGTTCGATCTCCCAGCTTTTGAAATGTATTGTAATGCAAGAGGAACAGCGATTGACGCTATAAATGAACTAAAGCATTCAACACTTACGATCACATCTGATAAGGGTAATGAACTACAAAATCCGCTTGTTGCCATAATAAACCGATCTACTGAAATCGCTATGAAAATAGCTTCTGAATTTGGTATGACCCCATCGAGTAGGACTAAATTAAAAGTTGATCCTTCAGTGAAAAAGAAAAATAAATTTTCTGATAATGCAAAGAAGCAAGCTATTTAATCTATGAAAGACTATTGCAAAATAGCATTAGAATACGCTCAAAAGGCTATAAAGGATAAGGGCCATAAAAGGCATGGCAGATGGATTAGATTAGCAGCACAGCGGTTTATTAATGATTTAAAGCGTGCTAAAAAGAAAGATTGCTCTTTTATATTCGATGAATGGTACGGTAATAATTACTGTGATTTTATAGAGAAGCTACCGCATGTTGAAGGTAAATGGGATACTCCTACAATTGTACTTGATCCTGCACAAGTATTTTTTGTAGTTCAGCTATTCGGATTAAGGGATAAAAAAACAGGTGGCAGACGCTATACATCAGCACTATATGCAACTGCCAGAAAATCAGGTAAAAGTACCCTCGCAGCGGCTATATTGATAGCTTGTAAATGCCTCGAAGATGAACCAGGTGCACAAGTAATAAGTGCGGCAACAACATTTTCACAAGCTGCTATTATTTTCAATATTGCTAAAAAGATGGTTGAAAAGACTCCTGATCTACGTGAGGCATTCGGGCTTGAAACATGGTCAAAAGCAATTACGAGATACGAAACAGGTTCGAGCTTTAAGCCGATGCACTCAAAAGCAAGCACTCAAGACGGTTTAAATCCGTCGCACACCGCACTTGATGAGATACATGCTCATAAAACACCTGATCTTTTAAACGTGCTTACATCGGCTGCCGGGGCGCGAAGTAATCCGTTATGGCTTTATACGACTACTGAAGGGTACAATTCTCCTGGACCATGGGGTGAACTACGTGATTTTGCAAAAAAATTACTACTCGGAGTATTCGGAAACGACGCTGACCATTTTCTTGCTCTATTTTGGGCTGTTGACGATGAAGACAAGGCAGCCGGAATAAAAGAGGATAATGATTTCGACGAAACAAAATGGGTAAAGGCAAACCCGCTTATTGAATCGAATCCGAATCTACTTGCAGCCATACGGAAAGAGGCTGTTGAGGCAAAGCAGATGCCGTCAAAGTTGGCCGAGTTTAAAATAAAGCGACTCAACCGGCAAGCGTCGACCGCAGGAGGTTGGATTGATCTTATTAAATGGCGTGCCTGTTCCGGTGAAATCGACCTCGAAGCGTTAAAAGATGTTCCATGTTACGGTGGGCTTGACTTGGCAAGCACGATGGACCTTGCCGCACTGCGTTTATTATGGGAACTCGAAGGAATGTATTTTACTTGCGGTTGGCGATGGTGCCCGGAAGATGCCATCAAGTACCGTACCGAACGCGGGACCGTACCGTATGCTGCATGGGTTAACGCTGGACTTATTAAGCGCACCGAAGGCAATGTAACCGATTACGAAGTAATAGAATCCGATATTAAGGCGATAAATTCGAGGTTTAATATACAAAACATTGCTTACGACGAATGGAACGCAACCGAATTGGTGAACAAGCTCACGAAAGAAAATATTCCATTCGTTCAATTTATTCAGGGAACAAAGAGCTATCACCCGGCGATGAAGAAACTTGAAAAACTGTACGTATCCGGTAAGATAAAACATGGTGGCGACCCGGTATTGAACTGGTGCGCTTCTAACATTGTTGCCCGGAGAGACGTTAACTTGTGCATGGCTCCCGACCGGAAGAAATCGGCAGATAAAATTGATGACATGGTTGCACTTTTAATGGCTACCGGGTTAACCGTTGACGAACAGGCTCCGACTAAATCGGTTTATGAGGAAATGGAATATAACGAGATTATGAGTAGGATGGCATTATAACATGGGAAAATTTATTCAAAAAATTGACAACAACTATCATGAATGGGTAGAATTGTCTGAACATGCATGTACAAAATTAGAATATTTGGGCAATGTTATATTTGATTTTACCACTTATTCTTCAGATATAGATATAATATTTGCTCAAAAAATGGTGCCAGTTTTGAAGTGTATATTAAATCGTAAAACATTTGAATATATAAAAGATAATGATCATCACATTAATTATATATCAATGTGTAATTCTCCATTTCTTATTGATAAACTTGAATGGGGAACATCTATACGTGGTGCTTGGTTTAATGATGCCAAGAGCTATAGAATTGACTGTGGCAGAATTATTATAAAAGAAGGTGAGTTAAAAGAATTCATCGAAGATATCATCGAATGGTTAGAAAAATAAGGAGGCAATATGGCACGACCAAGGGGAAGTAAAAACAAAGATGGTAATGATGTTACAAAAGAGGAATTTGTAGCCGAACTTGAAAAATATGTAGACAAGGGAGATATCGACGAAAAAATAGTCAATGAAATAATGGCCGACAGTACCGAACAAGACGATGAAACCGTATCTGTTTATGAAGCATCACAACGACTCAACGCTAACGAATCAACTATAAAGGTATGGATCGACCACGGTCATTTACGGTCAATCAACGGACGTATCACGGTTGGTTCAATCCGAGAATGCCGGTTTAACATTCGAAGGCCAATATGACAGAAAAATACAGGCTGATGATATATTTTGCAGTAGCAACATTGCATATATATTCAAATGGAATAGATCTTTCTGATTGCTATAATAGAAATAGATTCAGAGAGAAATATAGCAACATTATAAAAAGAGTTTTTGATGAGGCGTTATCTATTTTTAATTATGAGTTGTCATCAGAACAGATTGATAAAGCTATTTCTGTATTTATATTAAACACATTAAATCCGCAAAATGTGAATAGTACAGAGGTTTATCATGTATGAATCAATTTACGATGAACGTCTTCCAAATAAAAGCCTATTCAGAATTGAGGAAGTAGCTCAATACTTCTGCGTTACAGAACGTACAATTCGGCTGTGGATAGAACATGGTCATCTTACTGGTGAAAAAATAGTCGGTTCTGTTCGGATTTCGCGGGAATCGATTTTATTGTGTCGGTTTAAGAAGCGTATTTCTACCTAAATTATACTAATTTTCTACTTTATTTAATCACTACAACAAAAATATTGCATTTTATTATTTTTTTTATTATAATTAATAGGTGTGGTAAAATAACAGTTAAAGATGGCTGTATAAATGATCAGAAACCTAAAGATTGAATGCTTTGTTGAAAATAATGATCTCCATGCCAAAATCAGATCGTCGGTGCGGCTATATCGGGCAACAATGCGTGCGGCGTTTTCTTTTTGTGCGATTGCCGAAACTCTCGGTTCGGAAATTGTTGTCGAAAAATATAATGTTACTGTCAAGCCTAATAATGCTCGATCTAAAGAAATTCTTCAGGCGTGTGTTGTGGATGGCCTAAAAATTCAGTACGATGAAATGCGCCATTGGATAAAAGAATTATATCCGTCGCTGATGAGCAATTCAACGTCAAAAATAGGGTACGTCATCGGCAAAATGATGACGATGAAGGACCAGGATATAAAAAAGTGTCAGAAAAAATTCCTTATTGTGAATGGGAAACGAGCGTTTGCGCAATTCAACCATTCCGGTATCCCGCTAAAATCAGGAATGGCAAAAATTGATGGACACCTATTAAAGTGTCGGTGGGATAAAGAGATCGGAGAAGTAGAATTCACCACGAACAAAATGGACTCGTCAACATATTACGCCTTTTCTTCTCTCCGGGAAGGACGTGAAGGATGGAATATAAAAGATTCGTACTTGTCGTTCGATGAAGATAAAAACAAGATTATCATTATTTTGTCTTACGAACGTCCGGATACTCCAACAAAAATTGAGCCTGAAAAGGTGATGTATGTCGAATTTACCGATGACAAAGATAAATTCATCACCTGTTATACTGATGATAAGTGGGGTTCAAGACCGTTTTCGGCGACCGGTATAATCGGATACCTTGAAGAAATGGAATGTATATATAGCCGGTACTGGTCAGAATTTAAAAGTTATGAACGCCGGGAAATAAAACAGCGGAAGCATGTAAAAGAAAAATTGAATCGATATACGGAGCGTCGTGCAAATGCAGAGAAGAACAACAACCATTTGTGGAGTAAAAGAATCGTTGATTTTGCTCGGCAGCAATGTGCTGGCAAGTTAGTTGTCGTGAACCTTCCCGAAAAAACTCTTTTTGATTTGCCGTATGGATGGTTCGATTTTAAGACAAAATTGGATTACAAGATGAAGGAAGCAGGCGGTACGGTAAGTTTCGTATCGGTTGAAAAAGATAAATAGGATGAGACATGAGACATCAAAAACAGCGGCTACCGTTTGTCGCACATGTTGGAAATCTCAACATAATGTACTGTTTTGTACACCACATGGAAAAGGGTGTTCCGGTTCATGGCAAGAAAGACATGCCGAAGTCTCTCCCGTGCGCGTGTGGAAACGGGTTAATAACTGTAATAATGCTCCGTGGTCACTCAGTCTCGCCAGTGAGCGTGTGGGAGGAAAAGTGAATGAAGAGATGCGGTAACTGTCAAAAGCAATTTAACCCTGTAAACATAAGAGAGAAATACTGCGACAAATGCAAGGGAAAAGGTGATCGTGGAATGAGATTCTATCACTCAAAACGGGGTGACGGAATAAATATAAGTATCAAGGCATCATGCCTAAAAAAACGTTCAACGCTTTTACGAAAGACGGTTCAAGATGGACCTGAAGAAACTCGAACAGCATAGCGATAATTCACTCCGGCAGATTTCGGCAAACCTGAACATCAGGAAAACGAAAATTCGTGAAGCCTTGGCGGTATCATAGGTTATGGAGAATGCAGCGGCATATACAAAAACAGGGGGATCACAACTCCCACGACGTAGAAGTTTTACGTCAACCGACTGTTATGTCGGCCTATACTCGCGCCATATTCGTATATGCCGCTGTACTCCTTTTTTTCTCAATATAACGCGCGAACCCCCGGCGAACATAAAAAGCCTGACTGTTCGCGCAAGGACGAAACGACATGAATTTAAACAACTTGCAAGCGCAGCGCGTATCATAAGTCAATTTTTAGGGGTGTATTTGAACACCGTTCGCGCAATTGGTATGATAACGCGATGTTTTTTAATAAGTTGCGGTCGATACAGTTTCGTCTCGCGCGCGGGTGTGGGTTGTGAGAATAGATCGGTTCTCTGGTTCGGGGAGCTTTGCGTTTCGTCTCGCGCGCGGGTGTGGGTTGTGAGTTACCGGCATCAATCATACCCGACACCTGTCTTGGTTTCATCTCGCGAGCGGGTATAAGTTGTGAGAAGCGGTAGGAAGAAGGACATTTGCTATGCCACAAGTTTCATCTCTCGAGCGGGTATGGGTTGTGAGAATGTTCAGGACTAATGTGTTCCCTGTTCCCGATGTTTCATCTCTCGAGCGGGTATGGGTTGTGAGACATGTAGAGAAGTATATAATAAGGCTTGACTTAATAAAAAAAGAGGTAAAAAAATGTGTAAAATGAAAGAACTGAAAAAACGAATCGAAAAAGTCGGTATTAAGAGAAAGCAACTGGCGAAAAAACTCGGAGTGTCTTACCAGTACCTTAATATCTGGCTCAACGATTTTGCAGAAATGCCCGAAGAAATGGAGAAGAAAATAAACGAGATATTGAACGGTGGAAAAAAATGAAAATGATTTACCTGTTGTCTACTTTGTTGTTAATCGCATCTTGCACAAGAAATATCGAAAATATAGTTTCCTACGACCATCCTACGGTAATTACCGGAACGTTTCCATGCCGTAACGATGATATTGAATTAAGGGTGATACCGCTTGGCTCTACCGAATATATATGCGGTGAATTTATGACCAAGATTGACTCTGTGTGGTCAACCGTATCGGCAAAATGGGACTTCGACAACGGCGTAGTAATGCCGCAACAGACCGCATATTGTGCCGAGTATAGGATACTTTTATGGTAATATAAGCTGGTAATAAAGCATTATTGTGTATAATAAAAGCCTATAAATAATTTTTTGTAGGCTTTTTTATTTCCTTAAATTTCCTACTATTTCTACTAATTGCACAGTTTTAATACACTTATGTATTAAAATGGCGTATTTTTATACACATTTAAGTATGTTTAAGGTTAAATTAACCACATAAAAGTTATTTTAACCTCTGAGCTACTTAATGGGATTTTTCGGAAATCTTAAAAAGCTGTTCAAAAACGATCTTGCCTTGAACGATCCGAAGGCGTGGAGTTCCGCGTTTTGGAATTTATACGGATCACAAACCCCTGCCGGTGAAAATGTAAACGAATACAACGCGATGACATACAGCGCGGTATGGAATGCTGTTTACCAAATTTCATCGACTTGCGGCAGTT